GCCAAGTTCCCCTGCTGCTGCTGGAACTGATAGCCGGGGAGATTAGAGAGAATCGAGTTGTAATCGGGAGAGGCCGCCTGTCCAGTAGTCGTGGCTCCTGCGCCGCTTGCATCTCCAGGAGTCGCGACACCGCCAAGCCCATAGAACTGGGACAGAGCATTGACCGCCTGTCCGCCTGCCTGTCGCCACGGCGCCTGATTGGCGTTCGTGGTGTTGTACATGCTCATCTGCGTGTTGTTAGCGGCGTTCGACGCATTGGTCTGGGCGGAGGCCGCTTTTGAAGCGTTGTTGGATGATATGACGCCGTTGGCAATCGAGCCGGCAGCCCCAACGCCAAGAGCAATAGATGCCCCTACCCCTATTACTGCTGAACTCACGATAAAACCTCTAATCGAGACGTTGTATTAAGGACATCCCGATAATTGACTAGCACTTCAGAACCACTGGGAATGGGCCAAATCGCATCCACATAAACTGACCGATCTTCAAGAAAGCACTTTGCATTGGGGGAATCCGAATGATTCAGGTAACGACCAGCAGGCGTGCGGTTAGGCCCTATGCGAATAGGACAGATACGCTCGCCAAGAATGATTGGGGCCTTCGTCATGACGCCATGACCTTCAATGGTTGATGGGCCTATCTCCACCTTCACCGGTGTGGTGAAATCGATGATGTCATCAGTGTTCGTGTACAGATCCCGCAGCTTGTTTTCGATGTCTGGCGTAATGCCGGCCTCATCCTTCAGCGCCTGATAGGCATATCGCGTGAGGCGCACATGAACGGCTTTCCCCAAGGCGAGCATTCCATTTTCTGGAACGAAAGCCTCTTGTTCCAAGGCCGCAATGTCACGCGAATCGCATGGATTCGGATGAACGGTTCTTGCCACTACATCGGTCAATGCCTGCACCACCATCTGATAGCCAGGACGTGAGGTAAATTCAGCAGGCGCATCGAACCTGACTTGTCCGTCTTGTGAATTGAGCACAATCGACCCGGAAAGCAGTTGGCACAAGTGACCATGGCGATGTTCTCGCCCGATAATTAACTCACCCGCAGGTATCGAAATCTCTCTAATATAAAGACCGCCATCAAACAGATGACGCAGAGGGTATTCCGATTGCTCCAAGTCCAGAAATCGGTGCGTTAGGTAGGCCAACTTCTCCGGCCATGTAAGCGGCAGTGCATTCAATTGTGCGATGAGATTCACGGGCGGCCGCTAGCTTTTGAAAACAAATGAGTTCTCCAATCTGCTTATTGAGCTTCACCAGCTCGCCCCGGATCTCGCTCAGCTCGTTCCTCACGTCTGCTGAATCCCGCTCGCATTCATGCTGATGGCAGTGGCCGTATCCGAAAAGCACTGGATCGAGTCACCGGCATTGAGCACAACGCCCGCGAGCTCGGGCGAGACGTAAGAAGCTTGCGATGCAATCGAGAGCGCATCAATTACGATGGCCGGCGCTCCGGCACTGCCGCCGCTTGGGACCACCTCGGCCGTTATTTTCGCAGCCCCGCCCGAGGTATTGCAGAACACCACATGGCGCACGATGACTTTGGAATTGACCGGACAGGTATATTGGGCCGCAGGAGTCGTGATGGGCGCCTGGATATTCTGAAACAGGCTGATCGCATTCAGGCTCATGGAATCCTCACGGCCACCAGGCCATCAAACTGTAATCGGGGCGTTGCGGGAGATCCGCATTCGCAAAGAGCGCCGCAACGTTCAAAGCAGCGGCATTGATACGATCCTGCAGGCCCAAAGCATCCTCGGCCGCGCCGTCGAGCGCATCCATCGTCTGTAGGTCTTGAATCGTCGTGACGGACGGCACGCTTTGCGCAAGGGTCGCCAGATACTCATACCACTCGCGCGTAAAGCGGCCGGTCTTGGAATCAATCGGGTTAAGTGCATAACGAGGGACTATGGTGGCGCCGCTCATGAGTCGTAGCCCTCGCCCTTAAGGTTTGCTCCCACCCACTGGACTCGGTTACCCATGGTCGTTCCTATTCGGAACACCACGTCACGCCCTGTTCCAAGTCGTCTCCAACGAACTCTGGCCAGGGTCTTGCCGAGCATCCCCAGTCCGATCTGGCGCCTATAGCCCCATGTTCGACCACCGTCCCGGGAAATCTGTAGCCACACGATGGGCTCTGATGGAGTCTTAGTTGTATTCAGGACGCTGCTGGCGAAGCCTTCCCAGAAGTTCGCCGCCCAGAAGCCGGGATTCCAGAATCCGCCCTGCCAGAAGCCAGTTAACGCCCCGGCGCCCACGGAAATATTGTTCTGCGTGTCCCCGTCGCCAGTCATGGCAACGAGCTCGAGAATATCCCCGCGCGCTTTTTTGCCCTCATCATCGGCAATATCCCATGCTCGTTCACGGTAGATCGGTGAGCCGGCATCGCTATAGACGTCCAAGCTCATTTTATAGATCGTGGCGTTCTGATAGTCCCCGACCAGATGCATGCCGTTGAAAAAGGCGTAGCAGTTCGCACGGTGCCGATGCAGTAGACCGGTTACGGGATCAAGCCAGGCGCGCTGGTGCCACGCCTGCGTCGCTACGTCATAGACCCAGCTGGCATCTCCGCTTGGGAAGGTCAGCCAGTAGAAAAGGTGCCCCTCTTCCTGGTAGGCAAACCCGATGGCATCCGAGATATCCGCATAGCCGTTGATCGCATGCTCAATAGCGTGAGTTGAAATACGCTGTGGGATATAGGCATTCGCACGATAGACGACTCCTTGGCCGTTCGGGTCTTTTCCAAGCCAGAACACGGAATTGTCGAGCTTCGCCGGACTTCTGGCTGCGGCACAGCCCTGCTCGATAAAGCCACCAGGGGCGCGCTCGAAGGGGAAGAAGGCAGCGCCCGTGTCGGTCCATATCTCGATCGTGCTATCCCCCATGAGCCACGCTTCGCGATAGTCCGAGAGAATGGAATTCAGGTTGTCCGGTAGGCCCTCGGCTGTGGCCACATCCAGCGCATCAATGCTGCTCAAGTCTCCTAGGGCTGTTATCCCGAACTGACCACCACCATCAGTGAATAGGACGTAGTTGTCTTGAGTCGTGACGATGGAGCCCAGCGGGGCTCCTGCCACAGAGGCCGTCGATACCCCTGTAAAGGCGACCCACTCCCAGCCGAACTCGTGGGCCACCGCAAGCTGCGTACCATTGTCGGTCATGGAGACCGGGAGCACCCCTGGGATACTCCCCAGACTTATGCCGGTACTGACCCCGGTAATGCGGTATAGGGAGTTCCCAATGACCGCATAGAGCGCGCCCCCGGCCACGCGCATACCGCGAACGCTGGCATGGTTACCAGTGAAGAACGCCGTAAGACCGGGCGTGCCGTAGAAGACACCCACTTCGTCAGTGTTTTGTTCGCTCGACTCAGGATAGATATTGATCGCGGTCTGACTGGCCAGAATCGGCGAGCGAGACTGGTAGGCCTGACCGAGAAAGCGAGTCTTCATCCAAGGCGCGTCGCAAGCTTCGATCCGCGCGTGACACGACGGCGCTCCTGCTCATTGGCAGATTCCACGAGTGCGGTGTAGGTCTGCTCCCAGATTGGAAGCCGTGTCAGTTCACCCAGGAACGGCGCGCTAGAGGACAGCGCGGCATAGAGGAACAGATCCGGGTGGCGAGTAAACAGCGCATTGAGTGCCGTTGAAATGTCGGGGAAGCGCTTGTAATACTGGCCTGTCACTACCGTACCATCTGGCATCGAGGGGTAGAAAATGATCGCATCGCCCTGAAAGCTGTACCGGATCGGGTAGGGCGCGCTTCTCACCTTGCGCTGCGTCAGATCAGTGATGGCCTCCCAAGGCTCATAGCTGGCTACCCCGTGATTTGCTACGTAGGGCGCACCACGAAGCTCCAGGTAGTCCGAAGGCAGAGCTGCCCCGCCACCAGTCACAGTCAGCGACAAAGCCGTGTCCTGCACGCTTGAGCGAAGATCACGGTAGATCCTCACCTCTCCAGCTCCAATCACCAGATCCAGCACTGATGTCGAGAGGTCTGACGTGCTGATGTCATCGCCGTCGAGCAGCACATGCACTTTATTGCGAAAGTCCACATAGGAACTAAATATCACCGATACGCTCCTGTGCTCGCTTGACCGCGCTAACCGGATCTTCGCCGGCACATTCCAATGCGCTCAGCAGCTCCTTGTGCCAGTGCCATGAAGCATGTCCATCGGCGTAATGCTTGATACCCGGCACCCCAAGGGTGTAGTGATAGACCGCAGCCGAGCTGGGCGAATCCTCTCCTACCAGGCAGTTCCAGCCGTGGAATAGCGAGGATATGTTGGTATCCTCAAGCCACTGGAAACGGTGCAGGAATGATGCTGGCGCTTGCTGCACATACTCGCGCGTTAGTAGCCGGTTCGCGTAGTGGCCGCAGTTCCAGATAATCAGGCTTGACCAGTTCTTCCTGGGATAATCCTCATTCGCAGATTCCATTGGCGTGCCGATGTACTTGCGAGGATGGCGGGTCTTATAGTCGTGCTTGACCACAGAGACCGCGTTATAGATCGGGCGCTGTTCCCAGAGCTTTGCGATATCGGTATCGCACACCATGTCTCCATCAGCGAAGATCGCAAAGCCTTTGAAGTCGCACAGCAGGGGGACCAGATAGCGCGAGAGCGTGAAGGCGTTGCTGCCGCTGCCCTGGCCGTCAAAGCCGGCCAGCATATTTGCGGCTAGCGGGTGGAACGAGACCGGAATACTGGCGCGAGCGATTACGGATTGGCAGAAAACGTGGTAAGCGGCGGCTTCTCGCTGGTCGAAACCAACGAAGAGCCTGACGGTATCCATTTCTTGCGAATCGCTCCCTTAAAGTGCCACAGCCGCGCATCGGACGTATCCTCGCGCGAGTTCGGCGACCAGTTGAATTCATTGCAGGGCAGAGATAGGACGCTGTAGATGCGCCTAGCGGCCACTGCGGCTACGGCATGCTGATCCCCGTACCAGCGATGCAGATTAGGCGACTGGCGTTCAAGCCACTTCTGGCAGGCGCCCCAGAACCATCGACCGCGGGAGAACATGACGCCCGTGTTGAACGGCATCTTGTCCGCCATATCAGCGCCGCCGTTCTCGGCCAGCGCTCCCTCACGGCGCGTGAGCGCGACCTCGAAGGAGCGCTCCCACACATCGTCCAGGGTGCGTTTTGCGATGACATCGGTGTCGAGAATCAGCATCTCATCGTGCCTGTAGGCCGCGAGATGCGAGAAGCGGTAGAGCATCAGCTCGATATTGAAGGGTCGTCTGACCACTTCATCGACGCCCGGAACAGCGGGAGTCTTAAGGTCCGACATCTGCACGACGCGGTAGCCCAGAACGTCCTTGACGCTCTCGACCATGCTGCGCGCGTAGGGCTGATCCCCTACCAGAAGGAAGCTACAGCAGCGATCCATCCGTGGCTTCGATGCGAGGCTTTGCAAGCCCGATGACAAAGAAACATCGGTCATTGCCTACCTGTATCGTCTGCAAGTCCCAGCGATCCCAGAGCTTCGGCAGCCACCACTGCATCGGCTCCTGCGTCAGATGAGCATTCCTGCCATCTGAGAGCCACTTGCCGGCCGCCTTCGTATCAATAGATAGGAACGCGATGCCCTCGCACACGCGCACAATGTCATCCAGCACCGCATCGAGCTTATCGGCCTCTATATGCTCCAGCACGTCGATGCAGGCCACCATCTGAGCCGGCAGCGGCTCCTTGGAATACTTCGGCACCCCCGGATCGTAGGCCTGATAAGTGACCTTGTGGTCGGCCTTGAGCTTTTTAGCCAGATTGCAATTGGACCCGCAGCCATAGTCAAGAAGGTGCGTGACACCCATTCGGTTTATGATCTGCGAGACGATTGGCGCATAGTGCAGGCTCATCACGCCGTAGTTCGTCGTCTCGTGCAGTCTCTCTTGCTCGGTGCGGTACTCGTCCGAGATAAGTTGCGATCTCGCTACCTGCGCGTTCAATTTCGCATCTCCATGATCCATGCTTGGCTTGGCGGATGATTCGTAGACTTTCATACCAAGGAATCGATTGTTTAGTTGACCCATAACGCCACGTCGTTGCTACCGGAATGAGAACCGAGACCGGAACACCCAAAGCCGCTGCCGTGTGAGCTACAGCGGTCTGGATGCACAGAACATAGTCGCATGAAGCAATGAGAGCGGCCGTGTCGTCATAGTCTGAAGTCAGCGTGCCCCACGGATATTGCTTGAGATTCACCTCCGGGTGTTTCACGTGAAACGCTGCAATTTCCTCGGCAGCATCCTTGTATTGCAAGCAGACGTACTGGGCATCGATCTGGTGAAATACCGGCAGGAACTCATTAAGCCCCACCCTGCGATTGCGCGAGTTGGTCTTGGGTATCCCGCCGCTCCACGCGATCCCGATGACGGGCTTGCGAGGATTCCACAGTCCATCCCACATGCGAACCCGGTCAGGACAGGGCACCAGATAGGGCTTGCCCGGAAATGAATCCTCGGATGTCCTGAAGAACTCACCGATCTGACCTAATGGGAGAGAACCTTCCACATTCCAGTCGTCCTTATCCCACTTGCCGCTCTTGTTTCGGCGCGTCCCGTAAACCCTGACGCCGGGAAAGGAGCGCTTGAATAAGCCCTCTAGCCGGTCGTCGCAGTCCAGGATCAGCTTACTGCACACAGCTTTAGCATCTGGGACCATGCTGGCGAAGCTGATCTCATCGCCCAGGCCCTGATCGCCATAGAGCGCGACAACCTTTCCTGGAGTGCCGTCCCATTCCGGCTCATCGTTGTACTGTACTCTTGGCCGCCAGTCCTCGCCGATGCTGCCGTGATAGCCCTTCCAGCCCTCCGCCCAGTCGCCCTTGGCGAGCTGACAGAAGCCTAAGTTCGTGCGAGCCCCGACATGCGCCGGATTGCTTGCAAGGATCTTGCGCGCGATGTCCTCGCCTTCGCTGAAACGTCCGTTGTCGAGATAGAGCGCGCACAGATTAAGGAGCAGCGTTTCGCGCTCCTGCGTCTGATTCTTGCACTGCAAGCCGCGTTTGTAGGCGCGTTCTGCTTCCTCGGGCAACCACATCGCACTCGCGGCATGCCCAAGGTTCGTCCAGGTGGCATCATTGTTAGGCCATATCTGGGTGGCGGCGAGCGCAAAGTGATAAGCAACCGGGAAGTTCTCGAGCTTGTACATCAGGAAGCTGCCGGTAACCAGAGCCGGCACGCTCTTAGGTGCTTCCGTCAGCAGCTTGTTGATGATCTTCCATGCCGCCTTGAGGTTTTCATGCCCCCCGGCACGCCCGAGTTGGGCTGCTTCTCGGCAGGCATCGCTCACACTATCGGCCATTATGATAATATTGTTCCATGAACAAGAAGTTACGCCACTATTTCGGCAATCTGTCAAAGGCCAAGATTAAAGCGGTCATTAGGATCACGAAAGACCATGAGCGCCAAGTGGCCAAAGAGCCGCGCATTTTGGCTAAATTCCCCAAAGAAACATGGGAAATCCCTAGCCTAAAATCTTGACTCCGCGCGGGCCGTGCATGCCAGTCGTGCATTTCAGGTGCGGGAAGTTGCTGTTAAGTTCGGCGAACATGCGGGACTCGTCATTCTTGTCGAATACGTTGATACCCTTCGCTCGCAGTTGCAGGATGACCACTGGCGGGATCTTGGCGTAGAGCCACCACCCGGCCTTGATGTCACCGCTATTGACGCCCACACCATTGGCAATCGCCTTGGTGTGATCCAGAAGCGGCTCAACATCCGCGGTGCGAATGAGCGTCATCTTCTGCTCTGACTCGCTCCATGACGTATCCGTGCGGATACCCGTCATGGGGTCGTATTCATAGAATTCTGCCACTGTCCTGCGTTACATCCTTGATGTCTAAACCGAGTCCGAAGGCCGCATTGTGTTCGGCTTCCACATCGTGTACCCAGCGGTATTTATGTCGTTCCTCGTTCCACTTGCAGTACCCCTTCACGGTGGGATAAAGCAGGTTATCGAAACCAGCTAGACCAATTTCTGTATGGCCGAATTCAGCCGCACAGAAAATAGCCCGCAGGCCCGTGCTCATCTTGTACTTCGGCTTGAACTTCTCGAAATAGGTCATCCACTTCTTTCTATGCGCGCGAAACGTGTTAGGCGAGTTGTGGTCCTCGCACTCATGGCTTGCGAGAATCCAGAAGGGTTCAGTGCCCTTGTGCGATATGGATGATGCGCACCTGATATCTGTCCGGCAGCCCCAGTCCTTGGCGTTGGGGATAATGCCGCTCTTGAGCCTTACAACGATATTGCCGTTTATCCACGGACCCAGGCCCTTACCGACGATAGAGGGGCCGGAACCGATGATGACTAGCATAAAAGAGAGGGGCGGCTCACAACCGCCCCACATGCCTATATGAGGCCCACCACTTTCGCACTGGACTGCCAGTTGCGAGCCACCAAAGTGGCCTCAGTGATGATCTGGTACTTCGTACCATCGCCCGTACGTGCAAGCTCCCGAGCCATGGGACGGCGCAGGAACGCGATCGCCCAGTAGTTCGGGTCCAGGCACAGAACGGTCTGAGCGCGCATGTAGCGATGCAGAACCACCGTATGGCGGCCGTAGTCGCTGACATACACATTAGCCGCACCGATGATCGGGCTCTGCGTTGCCTTGTCCACATCGACAAAGCGCGTCGCAATCGACGTGAAGTTGTCAATGTTGGTCTTGTTGTTCGCAGAACACAGGATGATCGTCGGGTCGCCGCCATTGCTCCACGCGCCCTGTAGCGCATAGTTCAACGCGGTCGAGGTGATCGCACCCTGAGAGCCCACGGCCGGATCGGTCGGCGCGGTTCCCGGTACACCCGATGAGGTGAGCGGGGTCGTTGCCGAGGTTGAGGTCGTGGTGGCCGTCACTGCGGTTGAGGCAGTCGCGGTCGTGCCCACAAAGGCGTTCTTGAGATAACCTGAGATCCAGGTCTCCATGCCGGCCATCGAGCGCCCGGTCGTGGAACCACCGGCCGTGCCGATGGCATTCTGGGTAAGGGCATATTCCAGATCGCGCTTTAGTTCGCGCATCTTGATCATCGCGCCGCGAGCCACTTCAGAGCCGCGACCAGCGCGCTTCGTCGCCTCCAGGGTGTCTGAGACCAGGAAGGTCTTGGACAGGATCTGGGTGTAATTGCCGTATCGCGACGGGCTGGTGAGCGAGGTGAAGGAGGCATCATCGCCTTCCACACCGATGTTCGCGGCGGCTGCCAGCAGAGTCTGGCCGAGCCATTCATGGGTCGGAGCGGTCGCATCGACCTTATCTAGGTTCGATACCGCCCAGGTGTCCTCAGGGAATAGATCCCAGATCACATCTTCTAAATCCTCACGGATACCGCCGCCTGAGCCGACGCCGAAGGTCTGGGTTGTATTGGTTAAAACAGTCATGTTGTCCTCTTAGCGATTCCCGAACATGCCTTGCAGGCGTGTCTCAATCACTCGGGCTTTGTCTCCCGAGGTATGAGCGTTCTTGATCGCTTTACCGTAATCGAGCTTGGCTCGAACTCCTTGGGGCATTCTCTCGGTGGCTGCGCCGACCTTGAGAACCTTGTCAACCTTGCCTTGCGCTTGTGTGGCGCCGGCCTTGACCTTCTCGAACTGAGAGGCTTTCCACAGCACGTTATAGCTGCGTGGATCCAGGAGCACGTTGTCGATTTCCGTCTCCGTGAGACCTTCGGACAGCGCATAGCTGCGTACTGCCTTTTCGGTGTCCTCACTGAAACTCGGTATCGATTTGGACGCGGCTTCCTTGGATTTGCCTTTAAGTTCCGTCAGTCTTGCTTTCACATCATCGTTGAACTTTGAGCGCTTGCCCTCGACCTGCTTCTCCAGCAGGGAGCGGCGCTCAACGACACTGTCGCGCTCCATCTTCCAGCGCATCAGTTGTTCCATGTTCATGTTGGCCGTATTGGCCTTGGCCACTTCCGAGAGATACGCATCGATAACGTGCATCTCCTGCGCTTCGGAGGCGATAGATTCGCGAAAGGCCGAATCCATCTGGCGCGTGGTCATGACATCGCGCATCTGCTCGTAGCCGCGGCGCTGATCGGCCAGCTCCTGGGTCTTTTTGGTGTAGTCCTCATTGCGCATGAATGCGTCTTTGAGCTTTCCCGGCAACTGATAATTCTGCCCATCTATCTCAAGATCGAAAAGGTCGGGCGCAGCCTCTGTGGCTATCTCTCCGGTCTGTGCGGAATCGTCCTGCTCACCCGGGAAGCCCATGGCGTTAGCGATACGGTCGGAAATCGACTGCGGTTGCGCTTGGTCGACTGCTTCATCTGTCATGCTTGTTTGTCCCTGAAGATTCTACGAAATGGGTTTTGACTGGCTTGATCTTTCTGCTGCAGGCGAAACGCCTCCAGCTTTCCAGAATTCACCGCTGTGACCATGTTGGTCTGTATCGCGCCCAACAGCCGCAGGCAGCGCCTGAAGTCCTCTGCTGTGGCTATATCGGCTATGGGGCACCGCTCTATGCCAGAGATCAGCGCCTCCCTGACGGCCTTGTAGGCATCCTGATAGGCGCAGCTATCGAGGACCGACTTCGCCATGTTGCCCTTGCCGATGTCGCTCATTCCAGCCCCGTGATGCGCCCAGACGGGTCTTTAATGACCTTGCGGCTCATGAGCGTCGCCCCGGTGTGATCCAGTACGTCCACGCCCTGCACTTCACCATTAGGGCCGTGCCTGAGAACCTTGCGGCCCGAAGCAATCGCTGCGGTCTGCTGCAGCTTATCCATGACATCGGATAACCCGGACTCAGGCAGGCTCAAGCCGCCGTCAGGTCCAGGAATCTTGCCAGCCTCTAGCGTCGCCTGATTGCGCGCCTTGAGGTGTTCGATAGTCACCTCATTGCCATGGTCGATGTGCTTGTCGATGATTCCTAAACCCGCATTGGTGTCCACGGTATAAATCTGGACCTGCGCCTGGCGCTGGCTCTCGACCTCCTGTTGCACGAGTTCTGCGGCCTTGATCTTCTCCCGACTCGCGATGTCCATCTGCGTCTTGACGATCTCAGGAGGCGGCTGAGGGGGGGCGGCCTTGATGGTGGAGGGATCTGTCCAGAATCGCCCGGGCGAGGCAAAGTCCGCAGCCTTGGTGAGTTCTACCAGCGTGTTGTAGTAGTTCTCAGGGGTAACACAGGGCAGCTTCATCTCCAGCGCATCTTTCTGATAGGACAGCATCGCCGTGAGCCGGCTGATCTGTGCGTCCTTATTGCCGGATGAGAAAGCCACGCAGGTCTTGAATGAGGTTCGTTTCTTCCATGAACCGGGATCGACTTCGGTCCATTTCCCCTGCAGTTGGATGGTTTCGCGCTTGTGCCCCATCTTGAGCACTTGCTCGTGGACGATGGAGAACAGATCCTCGATGGCAAAGGCCATCACACGGGCGATCTGTATGACCCGCTCGGCCGACATCGTACTGACCTGATTGACCGTACCAGGCTGCAGGTTATTCAGATCCTTGGTATCGACGCCTGAGAATGCAGCACTGACGCCGGTACGGTTCTGCCGCACGGTATCCATGTACTCCAGGCCCTCAATGGCTTGGGGTAAGATGAACGGCACCTGCTCGTAGCGGATCGCGTTGATATCGGTGGCGCGAATCAATCCGCCGGTGACTGAGATCAGCGCATCGTCTAGATTGACCTTGCTCTCATCTATGATCTTTTGCGGGTTATTGGCCAGATACAGGTTATTGAGGCCCTGCCGCAGAATCGAAGTCTTGATGCGCTGGATATCGCCCGTTTCATCCGCAGGACAGGTGCCGATATGCCGGTGAGGCAAGGGAGTGGCAACACCGGAGGCTACCGGAAAGCGCGAGACTTCCTCCTTCCAGAGAATCTTGCGGCCCAATCGGACCACGTACAGCAGTTCCGCAATGCCATCGCCGTCATAATCACAGCGAATCCAGATCATGCGCGCCTTGACGCGTCTTAGGGACGGGTCAGAGGGCTTGTAACGCTCTAGCCGCCGTTCCCCGTACTGATCTCGCGCGTAATCCTCCTGGGTGTAAATCTCAGGGTCATCAGCCGCATCATCGGGAACATCAAAGCCCTGTTCCCGAAGTTCCGTAAGAGTCGTCTCCTCCCAGTATTCAAAGTAGTTGCAGCGATCATCCAGGCGCCAGGAAAATGCACGCTGATCGACCTTGACTCTCTCAGGCGGAAGCACCCGAATGCACAGATTCTTAGTATCCGAGGCGCGGCGAATCGTGCAATCGTAAAGCATTGCCGGCCGCGTCATCGGCTGACCGTTCGCGTCCATAATCGGCTGTCCGCCAGGGGCCATAACAGGCTCTGGCGGCAGATCAGGCGCCGGGTGGCTCTTGGCATCGATCAGCGTGCAGGAAGGATCTTGCAGCAGATAGGACACGCCCGCAGTGGTCTGGTCGGTGTACTGCTCAATCTGGCTCGCGCGTTTGTTGTCCTTGTAAACCAGGAAATAGGCGTTCTTGGTCAGTAAGCAGTCTGTGGCCCACTCCAGGAACAACTCAAACCATGGATGCTTCTGGGTAACGAACCAGTTTAAGTAAGCCGTCTCCTGCTTGGCCTGATCCTCATCCGCAGCACTTTCAGGCGCCAGTGTGACCACATCATCGCCATTGGCGAAGATCCGGCACAGACTGGGAAGAATCCATTGCAGGGTCTCAAAGACGGTGCGGTCAATGACGTTGCTCTGGCCTTCCGGTGCGGGCTCGAGATTCTTTCCCAGGTACAGGTCAATGTTGATTGCGCGCTCGGCTGACAGCCCGGCGGTCAGGTTAGACAAGTCAGAGCCGTAGGAGCGCTCGTCAGAATCATCGATAGCCGCAATGAGAGCGGTATCGTCCATGGGCTTTGGAGCTTGAGACGGAATTTCCGAGGCGACTGCGCTCAATGCTTTACTTCCTCATCCGACTATTAGTGTGCCTTGGCCTGCAACTGGCGCGGATGCTCGACTCGATTGAGCCGCGCCTGCAGCAGATGGTTCTGCTGCATCAGCTCCTGCTCGCCGCGCACCAGCAGCGCAATGATGCACTCCTGCCGGTATGACTTCGGCGTCTTCATGTCGTTTTCGTAGATCGCGCACTGCGGGAACACTTGGGCGATGTTCTCTGCAATCAGACCGACCTGAGTCGTTGTCGCATTCGGGTCTGCATTACCCGTTGCCTTCAGGTTGTAGATATCCACATCGAGTTTCGCAAGCCGCGTCAGGGCATTGCCGGCAAAGGGGCTGACGTTCTCTTTGAAGCGCAAACTGGAGATCGTGCAAGCCGAGGTCTGCAAGAGTACGACATGGCCGCTCGACAGGCACAGAAAATCCGCATTGGTGCCAGTCGTGACATTGCTCAACGTGATGCCACCGGCAGCGGCCGACAGCGTGATAGTCGATCCCCCATCGCCCAGCGTCATCGCATTGAGCAACGTCTGCTGAAAGAACACGTTGTACCCGGCAAACTTCATCTGAAAATTCGTGTTGCCGTTATTGCTACCGCCGTAGTTCCATATTTCCTGCAGCTCATTGCCCGTCGCATTGGCGGTGCCGAACTGACGTAAGTACGCCTCGGAAGATGTCAGGTTTGGCGCAAGATCCGACATGCCATCGACGGTAGCGGCTGCTGCAGTATTGGTCCCTACAATGGAAGGCGTGCCCGCCGCAGCGCTCGTCAGCGTCTTGGCGCTGAGCGACTGTGTTTGTGCGAGTTCGACAATCGTGTCTGTGGCCGCTGGCAGGGTCGCGGTGTAGCTGGTCGAACTGGAATTGGCGGTGCCAAGAGTCGTTGCGCCGGTCGAGGTCCCGTTAACCTTGAGCCCGGTGGCCGCAAAGGTGCCCGTCGTCGCGGTGCCCTGAAGATTGACGATTGTGCCTGTGTCGCCGAGATAGAGCGTATCGGGGAAGTACAGCTCCTTCAGCCAATAAATGCCCGTACCGTTGAACTCCAACGCCCAGTAGCTATTGCCGTTGTTGTTGCCGCCGTAGTTGAAAACTTGCGTGATTCCGTTCCCGGTGCCGGTGTCGTGTCCTAAAATCGTGGCTGCGTTGTTGCCAGTGGACATACTGGGGGCAAGAAAACTAGCAGCTTGATTAAAGCCCAAATTACCGGTATTGGTTGCGCTGAATGGAGCGATGCTGTTAGCCCCCGTTACAGTAAAGTCAGCCGTTCCAAAGGTGTTACCCGCAATCTGCGTGGTCGCGGCAATCGTGCCACCTACCAGAAGCGTGCTGGTGGTCCCCAGTGACTGATTGTTAACGATGGAGCCGTTGGCGCCCTGGTTGTTGAACACACCGCCATCACTGCCCGAGGTGGGAGCAATCCACCCTTGAGCGATGTTGTTGTGCATCTGCACGCTGGTAAAACTGGACTGCGACTCGACAGCAGGGTAGGAACTCGTGGTCGCTCCATCGGCTTGGATATAGTTGTCGTGAACATCCGCATAGGTGCCGCAGCCACTCAGGAGAATGCCCGGCCCCTCTATCCCAGCGGCCACATAGACGCGGTTATTCGCAACGATGACCTGACTAGAGGATGTCTGTGTGCACGTTCCTACAAAGCCGTTGATGTTGATGCCGATCTGAACGTTGGTGTTGTAATAGCAACTGTTGCCAATTGCCGTGTAGCCGGTGGTCGTGGATATGGTGCCGTTGGTATTGAACCCGGTGAACTGATAGCAGGCGGCTCCCACGGTCGTGACCATCGAAGCATAGTTGCCGATGTCCTTGATGTCGGTCGCGCCGCCCCAGTGATCGAAGCAGGCGTTCAGGGAGTTAAGACACGTATTACCTTGAGAGAGTGCGTCTGTGGTGCCGACTGTGGCAACAAGATCACCCGCGCCGGTAGACCAGATGTTGCTCACGCGGACGTGAGAGTTGCCTGAAGGGAATGAGATGATGTGAACGCCGCCAGAGGCGCCGGTCCAGACTAGATACCCGTTCTGGACGGCGATGTAAGAGGCGTTGTTTGCGGCATTGACGAAGGCCGCGATGGCACTCCCCGACCAATTCCCAGCCGCTGCCGCAGTGATCGTGTAGCCGTTCAGATCGACGGTGGTGTTGGAATTGAGCGTCGTGGTCGCATTGACCGTGCAATTACCGGTGATCGTGATATTGCCGCCGACCGTGGCAGCAGCGGCCAGAAGCGCGGCATCAGCAGAACCTGTCGAGCCGTTGGTGCATTGGACATTCTGACCAAACCCGGTGAAGGTGTTG